GCGGGTTGATGTCGAGGGCGACCATGTGACCGTGACCAAGGGTGAAGATGTTGTGAGGGCTTCCAAATGATACCTGCCGCGCTACAAGCCATCCTAACGCCGCTGCTTGGCAACGGGCTTAACCTCGTTGCTAACGCTGTGCTGGCGAAGGGCAAGAAGGTCGTCGAGGAGAAGTTGGGCGTTGAACTAAAGCCCGATATGTCCCCCGAGGACTTGGCGCGGGTGCAGATTGCTCAGATGGAGCATGAAGAGGAACTGCTCAAGTTGCGTCTGGAGGAAGACAAACTTGACCTCGCTGAACTTGAGATGCGCCTAAAGGACACCAACGATGCGCGGGTACGTGAGATGCAGATTGCCACCTCCGACAAGGCACCGCTGCTGAACAAACTCATCACGCCGATTCTGGCGCTCGGGCTGCTTGGCATCACCTTCACGCTCTTCGGCATCGTGCTGTTCCAAGCAAGCCCGATTGACCCTAGCCGCAAGGACATCCTCATCTACATCTTGGGTGTGCTGTCTGCGGTCGCTACGCAGGTCGTCTCGTACTACTTTGGTTCTAGCCAGTCGAGCAAGGACAAAACCGACGCCATGAAGGAGGCCATGAAATGAGCCTTGTAAAAGAACAAGCGGCGTTCCTGTTGGACGTTGCCAAACTCATCAACAAGGCGACCGAGTTGGGCTTTGTGGTGACGGGCGGTGAACTTGCCCGTACCCCGGAGCAGCAGGCCATTTACGTCAAGACGGGTCGCTCCAAGACGATGAACAGCATCCACCTCAAGCGGTGCGCCATCGACCTTAACTTCTTCAAGGACGGCAAACTCTGCTACGACATCCCGGCTCTTACGCCGGTCGGTGAGTATTGGCAGAGCCTTAACCCCAAGAACCAATGGGGCGGGTTCTGGAAGTCATTTAAGGATGTGCCGCACTTCGAGCGCAGGGTGTGATGGCGAGGAAGGAATCGAACCTTCATTCACGGAGTCAAAGTCCGTTGTCCGACCGTTAGACGACTCGCCAGCCGTTTACCAAGTATCGCGCCAACCTCGGCTGCACGCCCAGTTAGGTGGCGGCACGCGGCTCCATTCGTAGTGCCTGCGTGCCTTCAGGTTGCGGAACCAGTCGATGACCCATCTGACCATAGTGCCTCCACGCTGTAAGACTGTGACGGGGACTTCCAATCTCGCGGCGGGTCGCCCGACAGGTGGCTCGGGTCAACCCAATGCAGTTTGTTGTTGGGGTAGGCGATGAGCGGCCCAGCCTCTAGCCGGATGATGTGGTGGTCTTTGCTCTGGTCGCTGACCTCCGACCATCCCCCGTTGTGCCAGAAGATGCTGAACAGGTAGACCCCCGGCCTCCACACCCCGTCCCGGCCCCGCGCGCGGACGCGGTGACCCCGCAGGAACTCCATCTCCCGCACCTCGGCGTGGCGGCTAAAGGAGTCCCACCAGCAGGCGAGTTCTAAAGCCATTGGAGGGCATGGCTTCGACACAAGGGCATGGATAGGCACCCTAGCCCATTGCGCCCCGCAGGCCGCCATAACGCTAAACATGGGTACCCGTGCAGGTTCGGCGCGAAACCCGAAGATGGTGCAGGGGGTAAACTCCCCCTTGCCCGTCTGGTGGTCATATAGGAATTCGTTGCGGATGTACGCCGGGGTGTACGGCGTGTCTACCATAAAGGTCACAGTAGTCCCTCCCTGTTCAGTTGTGCGAGGGTTCGCGCCATGCCCTCAAGGTGAGCAAGCCGCACATGGTCACGGTCGAGGTCGGTGTGCGCTCGGCGGTCGATGGCATCGTGACAGGCCGAGCAAGCCCACGCCCCGAGCAGGTCGGGCGACTTCAGCCCCATGCCCGACACCCCCGCAATCCGCACATGGGCCAGCACCACCGTCTCGCTGTTGTGGTTGCAAATGCCCTCTAGCCGCACCATGCAGCCTCGACCCCGTGCCGCTTTACGCAGGTTCATAGGTCGGCTCCGGTATCACGATGCCCATATCAAGGCACTTTGTTTCGAGGAACAGCAAGTAATCGCTGAACTCTTGTTTGGTGAGCGCAGAGGAACGCTTGAGGGGCCGCATACGCTTACGCCCAAACCCTTCCAGCGTCTGCCAACCTCCCCATTCTCCAACCATGTACTCGTGGATGTCGTCCCGCGTCCATCCGCGCAATGCCTCGCCGCCGCCCTCAAGGATGGACGGGTACACCACGCCCCACAGAAACTTGTTCTGTTGGTTGGTGCGCGGCTTCTTCCATTCCGTGACCTCGACCGCCCATGTCTTAAGCGGGTCAAGGTTAGACACCATCCGCGCCACGACAGATGCCATCGCTTCGGGTCTAGTGCCTTTCGGAAAGATGCGTTTCATCGCTCGGATGCCCTCACGCGCGCAGCCCATTGTTTCCATTCGTGGGCGTATTCGACATTCTGATACTCGTCAAACCACGGGCCACCCTCGGTGAAGTGTACGCAGGTCGGGTCGGGAACTTGCGCTCGGGTGTGCCAGCCCTCCAGATAGTTGTAGGTCGTCGGCAGTTCGCCAATGTGCTTGTCGCCTGCCCACATAAAGCGGTGCAGGTACATCCCGGTTTCGCCGTTGATGATTTCAGGCGTCAGCCCGTGCGTCATCGGGTGGTCGCAGTTGAAATACATGAACGACGACCAATTCTTGCGCGGGTACTGACGCTGCGCCTGCCCGTCCATCTTGGTGAGGGAGGTCGGCTTGTAGTCGTGCTTGACGACCCACACGGCGACATCAGGGTTGTTGTATTCGAGGAGCGGCTTCAGGTCTTTGCGAACAAGGAAGTCGCAGTCCATGAACAACGCCCGACCCTTGAAGTTCATCAGGGCGGGGACGAGGAACCGCGAGAACGAAAACTCCGTAGATGAGAACGGGTCGGGGTCGCGCCAATACAGCCCCATCTCCCGCAGGTCATCCAGTCGGAGCGCCACCACCTCGGCGTCCGTGTGCGCCAGAATCGACGCACGACAGACCTCGTAGGCGATGTCCTCGCGGCTGTCATAGCCGATGAAGATTTTGAGTTTCAAAACGGCAAATCCTCGTCGTCGTTGAACTTCTCGGGGTTCTTCTCGGCCATCGTCTTGGGGCGCGCGGCCTGCTTCGGCTCGAACTTCAGCGACATGAACGCATCGCCCGTCTTTTGGCTACGCTTAATCCACGCGCTGATGTTGAGGTCGATGTTGTCGATGACGGCAGAACCACGGTAGTTAGGCGCTTTTTCGTTGCCCTTCTGGTCGTTCTTGAACAGAACGCCACGGTTATTGTTGTCGTACTGCTTGTTCACAGGGTCACCTTTTCCAGTTTGTTGAGTTTGTCGTCCAACTCGCGCAGGAAGGCGGTCACCTCCTGCTCAAGCATCTTGATGTAATCGTCATCACGCGGGACGCGCACGACCAGCAGTTGCAGCCGCTCGGGAAGACGAGGGTCGAAGGATGCAAAGTCGCCCCACGGCTTACCGGCACACGCCATCTGCCATTGCATCTGCGTCACATACTTTTGCGGCGGTTTGCCGTCGAAGATGTATTCCAGATGGGTCGCGGTGTTCGGGCATTTGATTTCCACCAGCCCATCCTCGGCAAACCCGTCAGGGCTGGCACCAGACATCGCAACGGTCGGGTGGTCAATGAAGCCTACATCCTCGACCAGTATCCCGGTCTTGGCGGCGTAGGCGGCTTTAGCGTTCGGCTCCTGCTCCGTCCCCCATTCCATCGCGGCGTTGGTGAACGAGGATGCCTTCTGGCCGGTCAGGCGCTCGACCACAAGGTCAGCCATATAGTTAGCGCGGCCTGCGCCATAGCCGGTCTTGGTCTTGGCGATGACATCAGCCACGCGCGAGGCCGTAACCTTGCCAAGCCTTGCCGCAAACCAGTCGTCTGTACGCTGTTCCATTAGGTCAACTCCTTCTTGCGTGCGCTGAACGCATCCATGTGCGTTGCGCGGATGGCGGGGTCAAGCGATTTGAAGAGGGCGACGAGCGCAGCAGCGTCAGCCGCCGACGCAATCTGCGCCAGCACCTCGGGGTTGGGTTCGGCTTTTTCCGACTCGGGCAAGTCCTCACCCGCGTAGATGTAAAGGCCGAGGCCGTGCATCGCAATCGCCTTCGCCAAGCACCGCATGATGGCGGTGTTGACCGCGAACGCATCGGGGTCGACGATGGCTCTGTTTCTGTTATCCATGACGGGCAGGATGCAGGTCTTGATGTCGCTTTTGATTTCGACGCTAACCTTGACCATCGCCGTGCCGTTACGCAGGCACATGACCGGGCTGTTGTCCCACTCGTGCGCCGTCCAACGCGCGCCGGGGTCAATCTTCAGCACCTCGGCCCACGCCCATGCCCATGACAGGTAGGTGAGGTTGCCCTTACGCTCGGTGTGGCCGTTGACGTTAATTTTCAGAAGTTCCGACATTTCTTGCTCTCCTCAATCATCTGTTTGAGTTCGCGCCGAAGTTCGTTGTGGCGGTCGATGTCTGCCTGCGTCCAAGTAAGGATGACCGGCTCGGTGTAGTACCGGCGTTCCTCACACTCGCGTTGCTGTTGCCAGTCGTCCATCAGAAAGTCCTCACAGCAAGCCACGCGAGAGCAAAAAACATGACGAACGAGAACAGGTACAGGCCAATGGTTTTCATTCGGTCACCTTTATTAGTAAATGCGCCAGCGATTGCTCGACCGTGGCGTATTCCTCGGCGCAAAGCGCCAGCCGCCAAAACATATATGCGTCAACCGTGTCGTCGGCAATTTCCTGCACCAGCGCACAGTCGGCAGGGCTGCGGGTCTGAACCATCCGCGCCCATGCGGCACGGAGGGTCTTGTCGGTGATGCGGCACTCAAGGCCAGCAAGTTCTTCCCAGATGTTCACAGGCTTTCCTCCCACGACCGTTGGCGGTCGAGTCGGTCGTATGCGGCCCACTCGCGGCTCACCTCGTCGGCGTGTTTTTCAAACTCGTCAGCAAGTTTGTCGTCCCACACGGCAACGGGGGACGGCAGGTTGTGCCATGTGCCATCATTGAGGGCGATAGAGACGATGCGCTGGTCGTGGCATTCGCCTTCCGATACACCGGCCTTGACCATGCAGGTCAAGCCGTCAGCGAAGTTGTATTCAAGAATGTAGGTGGACATATCTGTTGCTCCTGTCTGTGGAATGGTCAAACGGCTTCGCTGTCTACGCTCGTCAAGGTTTCCGCATACCATGCGGTCGCAGTCTTTACGAAGTCTGCTTTGCCGTACTGACGAATTTCGGCCTTGACACAATGCCGCACGGCGTTTTCGACGGTGTTGTTGAGCGGTGAAACGCGGCTGTGACGCAAGTCCGACATACGCTCGTTAACCTTGTCAGCGAAATGCCGACCGTGGCGGCTGTCGAGCCACACCACGATGGCCTCGGGATTGCAGCGCGTGGCGTTGTAGAACTCGCTGATGGCAGCGGCCCACGCCCGACGCTTGTTGGTGCGGATGGTTCCGTAGAACCCGAACTTGGCGTTCTGCGTGGCGGGGAGAGAAATCGTGATGGTCGCGGTCATGTCGTTACTCCTGTCTGTGGATTGATTCGACACGTATAGGTTAACACAAGTTTACCCCCTGTCAACACCCCCCTTGAATTATTTTTCACCCTCGTTAACCTCCCCGGCATGGACATCCAAGCCGCCCTTGCCGTTGCAGGCTCCAAAGCCGCCCTCGCCCGTAAACTTGGGGTGTCCCGCCCTGCTGTCTCACGGTGGGTCAAGGCAGGGAAACTGCCTGCCATGCGGGTATGGCAATGGAAGGCGCTAGAAGCCTTGCCCCCACAGATTGCAGCCGATTCTACGGCTACCCCGCTACCTACCCCTGCCCTGCATCACGAGCCGCTGTAATCGCGTTTTACGCGCCCCCAGAAACGACAAACCCCCGCACGGGGCGGGGGCTTGACGAGCCGGGGGGGACGGCATAACCTCTGAATTGCATGGCGAGGTGCAGGAAGATTAACCCCGGGGGATGGGGTTGTCAACCGACCTCCCGCTCGGGACATCTTGGTCGGGGAAACTACGCGCAAGGTGACCTTAAACCCACACCGGGGCAGCCAGCCTGTGGGTGCGCGGCGTATCGTCGGGAAGCGCAAATGGCACTTGAGGGGACGAACCTTGAGCAAAAGTTGCCGACAGCGGATGGCTCCGTCAGTCATCAATCCGCACGATGCGCTTTAGGCGGTTTCCGTCTAAACCGTGCGGATTCACCATCAGTCATCAGGTCTAGACCATGCTTCTAGACCATCTTGAATCCAAGTCAGTCTGAAATCTTAAAAGCCTGAACTAAACTTGTTGCATTAACCTCCGTAAACAGTTACGCTTGTCCTATCTAACCACAGAGAGGTTTTTATGCACGAACTCGACCAGCAAGCATGGGAACGCTGGGTTGCCTACCGCAAGGCGATTCGCAAGCCCATTAAGGAGGCATCCGAACACGCGATGAAACTCAAACTCGCGCGCTTCGGTGCTGACCAAGATGCGGTGGTGAGCCAGAGCATCGCCAACCAGTATCAGGGCTTGTTCGAACTCAAGGACAAGAAGAAGCCCGACCGCCCGACCAAGACTCCAGAGCAGAAGGCGCAGGACGATGCGCTTTTCGTGCAGGCGCAGGAACGCTCTGCGAGGGCGTGGGACAAACTGGAACCCTCCCCGCTGAACCGCCTGAAACTCTGTGACGCGCTTTGGGCGCGCTACACCTTCATGGAGGACAGCGAGGACGCGCGCGACAAGATGGAATGGCTGCGCGGCGTCATTGCGATGCACCTGCGCGAGGCCGAGCCAGCCGAGGTGCTTGCCGACCCGCATCTTCGGACGATGGTGTTTTGTCTGTTTGGCCCGCGCGGCATCTCGCGCTTGAAGGAAAGAGAGGTGAAGCCGTGAGCAACATCACCCTGCCCCGCGCTGTGGTTGAGCAGGTGCGGGAGGCGTTGAAAGAACTCGACTACGCCAGCGAACCGTATGTGAATGAGATAGCCCGCACCGCCCTCGCCGCCCTCGACGCCGCGCTGAAGGAGCCGGAGCCAACCGTCAAGGATTCCTTGACTGTTGATGCCAAGCCGGAGCCGGTGGCCCATGTAGAGAACGGGGTGTTGGTTCGCAGCGCGTTGCCGAAGGGGTACACCGGGCCGCTCTACGCCGCCCCACCGGAGCCGCCCGCCATCGCCCGAGCGGTCGAGGCCGAGCGGGAGGCGTGTGCGAAGGTGTGTGATGACTTGGTGTTGGCGCATCCCGGTCGTGCCGACTTGACCGCTGACCAATGCGCCGAGGCTATTCGCGCGAGGGGGGCGCAAATGAGTGACGCGATTAATCCCGATTGCTACACGCAGGGCGATAAGGATTGCATCGACGCGATTAATCCTAATCACTACAAGCAGGGCGACAAGGAAGGCATCGACGCACTTCGCGCCGCTTTGTGGAACGGCATAAGTGCGAGGGGGAGCAAATGACACGCGAGGACATCATGCACATGGCGAGGGAGGCGGGAGTACGGATGGACTACACATTCGACTCCGGCACGACACGCTGGATTTTGCATCCGTCGCTGATACGCTTCGCCGCCCTCGTTGCAGCAGCCGAGCGGGAGGCCGAGCGGGAGGCGATTTGCCCAATCGTTTACGGGCTGTGCATCAGCGACAACAACGCGCAGGAAATCGTCAACGCCATCCGTGCGAGGGGGAGCAAGTGACACGCACTTGTAAACAATGCGGGGAAAAGTTTAGCGGCGCTTCGGCTATCCTCCAGCATCGCAGCGGCGTTTGTGGCGGTAAAGACCTGCTGAAGTCTCGCGGTTGGGTAAAGACCCGCACCGGGTGGGTGTCACCACAACGCGCTCAACACGATGCAAAAAACCGTGCAGTTTGAACGGCTAATGAGGAGCCGGAATGCATCGCATATTGACTACGGTGCGTTCCTTGGGTTACTGCCGAATAATCCTAAAATAACGCCATGTGACCTTGACGGCATCATCGAGCGCAAGGGCAAGTTCCTCGTGCTTGAGTGGAAGCGCGAGGGTGAGGGGATGTCCGAAGGACTGCGCCGCACCTTGCAGGCACTCGCTGCCACGCCAAACTTCCAAGTGTGGGTGGTGCGCGGGGATACGGACGAGGGGCTACGGATAGCGCGGTTTTTCTTCGTGCCGCCGCAGGGCAAAGCAATGCTGCTTGGGGAAGGCGTGGAGGAAT